CAACATGGACTTCCATACCATGGTGGCAGAGATGGCTAGTCTCCCACGGAAGCAGGCCAAGACAATTAACCTTGGCATGATGTACGGCATGGGCGTAAACAAACTGTCAGACCAGCTCGACATTGACGTAGATGAAGCAAAAGGTCTGGTTAAGCAGTACCACGAGCGTGTCCCCTTTGTTAAAGGTCTGATGAATGGTGTGCAGAACCGTCTGAACGACCGCGGATCTAGCGGGTCTATTCGGTCAATACTAGGACGTAAATGTCGGTTTGACCTTTGGGAGCCCGACACGTTTGCTATGAACAAAGCTTTGCCTTATCAAGATGCCGTTAAAGAATATGGTGATACTACTCGATTGAAACGAGCGTATACATACAAAGCTTTGAACCGGCTCATTCAGGCATCTGCCGCGGACATGACAAAGCAGGCAATGGTGAACTTGTACAAAGAAGGGCTTTTGCCTCTGATACAGATACACGACGAGGTTGCTATGTCTGTTAAAGATAAAGAACAGGCTGAGCACATTGCCAACATTATGGAAAATGCTGTACCCTTAGAAATACCCAGTAAGTGCGATGTCGAAATCGGGCCTAGCTGGGGCGAGGCAAAGTAATGTTTATTGCCGGAGAATGGAATAGTGTTCTATGCAATTTTGTTTGCCTGTTGGGCAAATAACCCACAGTTGTGTGTTAAAATATTAGATAACCGCGGCCCGTATGAAGATGTAAAGCAATGCGAAGCTCGAGTGGTTGAAATGGTCAGAGATGTGACATTTATGTGGGCAAAAACCGGTCAGCTTTTTATAATCAACCATACATCTTGCCACAAAATAGATAATTTTCTTGCTACTTAATTTTTTAAAAAGTAAAATATAAGCTCCTCCCTTAGAAAACTGGGCTCTGTAGGCGATACAGGGCCCTTTTTTACTTGCATCTCTACAAGATATCCTATATCCTCGCTTATATAAACACAATATCTTGGAGAAACCTGTGGATATAACAAAGTGGAAATCTGTTCTTGTGCCGATTGAGGTGTATGAAGAGATTAAGAAAATGGCAAAGGCTGAAGGCCGAACCATCAGCGGACAACTCCGCATGATGTGGGAGCATTGGCGCAAGACTCACGCTTGATTTTAAAAAAAGAAAAAAATCTTGCAAAAAAAATTTACCCATGGTATGGGATAAATAAGACTAAATCTTATATAGGAGAGACCTATGCAAAAGCAAACCATTAATTTTCTGTTTGACGCTATTGACGATGTCGTTAATGGCTATAACCGCAACGGCCGTGTCAACCGGCTAGACGTTGAATTGTTAGCTTCTTGGAAAACTATTCTGAAAGCTGAAATGGAAAAACGTCAGTTGACTTTGAAGGACGTTCATCCCAGCATGATTAAAGGGGTTCAATTTGAAGCGGACTTCTCTGTGCCGGAAACAAAGAAAAAGGTAAGTCGTCCTAAGAAAAAGACTGTTGCTAAGAAACGTCCGGTGGGCCGTCCGCGCAAAACAGAATTAAAGGTGGTCTAATGATTAGCGGAGTAACTAAATGCTCCAAGTGTGACAAAAAAGCGGACGCCGTGGATAACGGCGTCCCTTATTGTTCGGAGCACTGGTTCAAATATGCTTTGGTGGATACAAATGGAATACGTAATTTGTCCGGAATGCGGCGGGGAAGGGAAATGCGAATACGAGGTAGCGTTCCCAGATCCGATGGCATGGCGAGGCGGTGAGCTTCGCGGCGTCATAATGGAATGTGAAAAGTGCCACGGTGCAGGGGAAATAGAGAATGACGATTATGATGGGTGATGGCACCTTTAAAAAGTATCTCGATATTAACCTCTGCCCACGATGCATGACCCAACTACCACCCGTAGAGGTGCACGGGCATATTCAATGCTCCGTCTGTCATCTCTACATATCAGAATGTTGTCAGGGAGAACGCTGTGAATTGCCCAAAGTGCAAGAGCAAGAGCAAAGTGTACGACAGCCGGTCACGAAGGGGGACGGTACACAGGTATAGAAAATGCCTGTCTTGCGACCACAAATATCAAACCGAAGAAGTCTTAGTTCAACCCACCAGAAAAGAACCGCGGCCCACGGCTCCAGTTAAACCGAAAAAACGGGCATTGAAACCCAGACCGCGGCGCACGGATCCGCTCATGTTAGACATAGATAGTATGTCAGATGATGAACTGATGGCGGCACTAGAAGACGGAAGCGTCAGTCCAGATATGCTAGACTAGCTTCCCAAGTCTTACTTTCTAAAAATTTATTATCAAACTTTCGGGGCAGGATACGTTTAGTAATTTGCCCCAATAAACTTTCGACCGGTTTAAACAAAACACGCTCGCAGTCCAAAGCTACGAGCGCGACAAGGTCACAATCTTTTTTATTTAAGGGTCTTTTCTTGCCGCCCACGCTGGTAACAAATTGATATGTCCAATATCTTCTTTGTCTTTTTAGCTCGCTAGACTTTACCTGTATACGAATAAGCCGACCCTCATGGTTCGCGACAATATCTATCGTGTCGAGATTTACTATCTCACAAGATACACCTAGCTTCATTAGGCGAACTGCACATATAAATTCGCCAAGCTTTCCCGCTTCAAAATTACGCAATCCATTCCCCGATGGCCGCGCCAGTTCCCATATTTAGTATAACTTTTTTAAAATATTATAGCAAAAATATTTCTTGCCTTTTACCCCATAATGTCTTATATAGAATGTGCAAACAGCGATGGTTGCAATTCCCGTAGTAGAAGCCCTCAGAGTGTCCAACAGACTCTGGGGGCTTTTCATTACTTGACATATGGGATAATGTAGGATATATAGAGAAGACAATCTTAACTACGGGAGAATAAAAATGACAGATGGTTTTATAAAACCTGAAAATCTTGACGCGGTGATGGCTGAGTCAAGACAGTGGCTTGAAGAAGAAGTTAAGTACCGTGATGATGATGAGCAGTATGCTTACGCCTGTGAGATTGGTGGGCAGATGATAGACATCAATATCTGGGATGGGTCAAAACTTTCTGACGATAATATGTGGCACTGCGAAGCTATAGAGTGTTTCGAGGAAAACGGTTACTACACTCGTGGCTATAGATATCAAAATCTGTGGTCTGTGGCTAAGGAGGTAAGCTGATGCCAAAATTCAAGGTTTACGTCACGGTGTATCACCGAATTGATGTTGAAGCTAACAGCGTGGAAGAGGCGAAAGAATTAGCTGAAGAAGAAATTTGGGACGATCACATTAAGGATGTGATTATTGATGTTGAGGAGAATGAAAATGACTAACGAATTGCCACCAATCACGGTGGATATAATTAATCACGTGAGCGGCCTGTCAAATATCGTCGGCCACGTGACTGCAATCGGGGGCGACGCCCGTCTCATGGCATGGGCTGGCGAAAAAGATTATTGGGTCTGGCTCGAAATTGACGAAGATAATAAATTTAAAGTCTTGGTCAATCTTGATGCCGCTCCGTCTCTTGATGACAAAGTGTTAAACGTAATCGGCTATTGTGGGTTCCACAACATTCCTTATCAAATCAATCATAAAGAGGAGATAGCGGATAATGATTGGTTCTTGGAATATGGAGATGATGATGCCAATGAAGAAAGATGAAATATTTAACCTGTCTAAAAACATAGACTTCACTGAAGCTCTGGGCGATGTTAATATGTGTGTACAGTTATATGCATCCCGCATTGCCGCTGAAGGCGAACACAGTCCAGAGGCCGTGGCCCGCGCACAACGGGTCTTGGCATCATGGGAAAGGATTAAACGCGGATGAGCGAAACAGACTTCGACAGAGCTGGTGATGAGATAAACGCCCTTATTGATGAAATGATGGACGAAGACCTCAACGCCGGTGCCGTGCTCGGTGGTATGCTCACTGCAATTGTGTTCCGCCTCATCGTCAGCTCACCAAACAGCACAACAGCCATAGGCATGATTACATCGTGCATGGCCAGCGGTGCGCGTATCGCGGCTGAATATGAGGAAACCGAAAATGAAACCTGCCATTAAACACGGTTCAAGATGCAGGTGATAAAAACCAAAAAGGGCAAAGGCTCGTATAAAAGAAAAGACCGCACTCAGCGGTCTTTTTATTTTTTAGGGGCAGAGAAAGTTTTAACCAGCCGATCCCAATATCTCTGCCCCTAACATATACCGGCCTGTAACCAAGGCTGGAAGCTAAAAATGCGATGAGCACGGCCCGTGGTACTTACCCACCGGAAAACACCTGAAGCCACTGTATGGGCTTCTATGGGCGATTATGGGAGTTTAACTTAAATTAGGTTAATACTCATAATGAGTAATTTGTTAATACCCAAAATGGGTAATTAAAAAATAATTTTTTAAAAAATTAACTTGACAAGTATGCGATAATATGCTATATAATAAGAGAGGCACCTGTTGGAGGTGACCCCATACCCATTTTGGGTATCGCTGTTTCTTATTGTTAATAACTACGGGAGGGTCTTATGACCAATCTTCGCATTAAGCCTGTCAACCACGGTTCATCCAAGCGGGATAAAAACCGCTTTTGTGGGCCAGCCGTAATCAGTGCAATCACCGGCATGACAACCGGCGAGGCCGCCGCCCAGCTCAGACGAGCATCCGGCCGCCGCATGATTACCGGCACTGGCACAACCGAGCTGATGGATGTCCTGCATATGAACGGTATCCGAATGAGGGATGTCCGACATTACTGGGACGTTAAATTCAATCGCACGGACGGCGTCACGCTGGCCGGTTGGCTAAAGGCTTCTGTTAAAGACAGGGACGCTAAAAGCGTATTCCTTGTCGTAGCAGGCTGGCACTGGCAACTGGTGCAGGGCAGACGTTATGTCTGTGGCCTCACTAAAGAAATTGTCAGCATCCGCGATAAGCGGGTGAAACGCCGAGCACGAGTGGCCGAGGTCTTCGAGCTACACGCAAAGTAGCTTTGACCGCGAACCACGGACCACGGGGCAGTCTTCGGATTGCCCCGTTATTTTGTCTTTTACCTATATAGGGAGAAAAAAGAAAAAAATATTTTTAGTAAAAAATATGGCGGTACTGACGTTACCGGTGTTACCCATCTCTGTAACCGTTGATATACAAGGGATACAGAAGATTTTAGGGGTAACACAAGTGGTAACACCATTGTTTACAGAGGTGTTACCTTTAGACCAAAAATCAAAATCGGCCTTAGTGTGCCAAAATCAGAAAAAAATATTTTTTGAATTTTCCCCCTATATAGTATATTCCAAAATAAGGATGTTGACCTTTTTAACTGAGGATTGTTCTTATGGCTAAGATTGAGACCCGTGGACGGAAGAAAGCGACCGCCGCCCAGCCTTTGACGCGAAAGCAAGAGCTTTTTGTAAAAGAGCTTGTTAGCAAGGACGGCCAGATAACTTTGAGAGAAGCGGCAATCAATGCTGGGTACTCAGCCACCTCTGCCCATACGAGGGCATATGAACTGACTAACCCTGCCATATCACCTCATGTTGTTCACGCCATCCAATCTTATAGAAACGAACTGGACGCAAAATACGGGATAACTTATCTGCGCCATATCCGTGATTTACAAAATATCCGTGATGTTGCTCTGCAAAACGGGGCTTATTCTGCGGCTGTTCAAGCTGAGTATCGGAGAGGTCAAGCGCAGGGCGACATCTATGTTAGCAAATCGGAAGTCCGGCATGGGTCAATCGACAGCATGAATAAGGACGAAGTTTTGAAAGCCTTAGAGGAAATCAAGAATAGTTATGCCCCAATCACAATCGACATCACCCCAGAAGAAAAAGACAACACCGGTAATCGCGACAAAGCGAGAGGGCGGCTTTTACAAACAAGTGAAGGAAGCGGCGCAGAGGTCACCGAGGAAACTATCTCTGACGAGGATTGAAAACTGGGTAGGCGCAGGCATACCAGACCTTGTCATATGTGATGAGACCGGCGCATTTAACTTTATCGAATTAAAATATTGTACCGGCAACCGTGTTGAGTTGCGTCCGTCTCAGGTGGCATGGCTTACTAAACACCAGCATGGATCATGTTGGGTTTTGATTAAGCGGCAGACCAAGCCGACAGAACCGGCTGAATGCCTGTTGTATCCTGCCAGCGC